AGTATAAAACAGGAACACAGGTTCAAGGTGCAGAATATATCCAAGGAAATCTTGTTTCAATAATGGAAGGTACAATAATCAAAAGAAAAAAATGGAGTGGAGAAAATTGGTACACCATTGGTAATTATAAATGGAATGGAGATTACCATACTGAAGTTTATTTAGAAAATGAATTGATGGAGATTAAAAATGAGCAAGATGACAGTAAAAGAGTTGGTTAACGAATACTATAAATCTAGTGATTTCAATATGTTAGCCTACAAAACTCAAGTAGATTATACGAATTGTTTAGAGTCAATGTTAGGCACTCAACTCAACAAAAATTTTATTTGTACAACTAAAGTAAATAAATTGTCAGGTGCTATGGCTAGGCAGTCATATGAAAAGTGGCTAAAACGTGGCATTTATATGGCAAACCACATGGTTGCAACATCTAGGAAAGTTTATTCCTTTGCTATGGAGATGGGATATGCAGAATACAATCCATTCTCTACATTTAAGTGTAAAGTTACCAAGCCTAGAAAGGTTGTATGGACAAGGGAACAGATAACACAGATGTTAGATTACTGTTATAATGATTTTAAGTATAGAAGTTTAGGTTTAATTATACAAATGTCATATGAATGGTGTCAGAGAGTTGGAGATATGAGGATGTTAAAGTTTGAGAACATAGATTTTGACAAGGGCATACTCAATCTTGAACAATCTAAGAGAGGTGCAAGTGTTACCCTACCTATCAGCGAAACTTTACTTGAAATGTTGAAAGAACAGAAACAAGACTATGACTTCCAAGAATATGTCGCACCCTATCCAAGCACCCTAAGAGGCTCATACAAGCCTTATTCACTTCATAGGCTATCTATAGTAGCAAGAAGGGTTATCAAGCTCTGTGGCTTACCTAATGAGCTTAGAATAGCTGATTTAAGAAGGACAGGTACTACTGAGATGGTAGAGGCAGGTGTTTCAATGGGTCAGATTATGTCAGTTACAGGTCATGCAAATCCACAATCTGTTAAGCCTTACATGAAAAATACTTATGAAAGTGCAAAAAGAGCCTTGACAACTAGAAAAAATTACGATACTAATAATTAAATGATACATATTAAGTGATACACATATGAATGTATATACATATATAAATGATTTACACTTAAATGTAGGAGAAAGTAAAAGATATAACTGTCCACAATGTAATGGATATAAAACTTTTAGTGTTACAAATAATATGGGCAATCTTTTATGGAACTGTTACAAGGCATCCTGTAGATTGTCAGGTTCAAAAAGAATACACTTATCTGTTGATGATATAAAGACATCATTACAATTAGTTAAACAACTAGATGATACATTTACTATGCCTGAGTACATAGTTCATCATGCAGATAGACCTGAGATTATAAAATTTACAAGTGAATATGGAATTGATTATAAAAGAATACCACTCTACTATGACATCAAAGATAAGAGGATTGTTTTTCCTATCAAGGATAATGGGATTATTGTAGATGCCATTGGTCGTTCTACAACTTTTCGATTACCTAAATGGAAAAGGTATGGAAAAAATAACTTGCCTTTTTCTTTTGGTTGTGGTAATGTGGGAGTCGTGGTTGAGGATTGCATAAGTGCCTCTGTTGTAGGTGGTGATGTTTTTGTAGGGGTAGCTGTGTTGGGAACATCATTGAGTGAATCACATAGGAAGTACCTATCGCAATTCTCAACTGTGATAATAGCACTAGACCCTGATGCAATGCCCAAGACACTAGCCTTTGCAAAAGAGTTAAGAGGTCATGTGAGTGATGTAAGAGTTTTAAAATTAAAGGATGACTTAAAATACAGAAACGAAGAAGATTTAAATAATTTATACAACCTAACCCCTAAGGAGAAACAACATGGAACTATCGTTAATTAGAAGTTTAATGGACAAAAAATTCTATGATGAACATAGAGGAGCAAAATGTCCTGATAGATTGTTTAGTAAAGATGTAAGAAAAATTAAACAGGCTATCGACAAGGCTATGTCCACATATGAAAGAACAGTAACACCTGATGAGATTGAAGCCTTGTTTATATCAGGCAATCCATCAATGACTACTGCACAAAAACAAGCCTACTTGAGTTTGTTTACACAAATAAAAAAGGAGAATCCACTTGGAGAAGATGTCGCACAGGAAGTATTATCTAAGTTATTTCAGCAGGTGGTTGGTGAGGACATTGCTAATATTGGCTTTGACTATGTTAATGGTACTCAATCCTCACTTGAACCCATTCGTAATATTTTGGAATTATATGGAGATGATTTTACACCTAATCTAAATATTGAATGGGATGACATGAGTTTGGAAACTTTAATAGCTAAGAATAGTTTAGAGGCAAAGTGGATATTTAATATTCCTGCATTGACTAGGAAAGTAGAAGGAGTGAGTGCAGGACATTTGATTGAGATAGGTGCTAGACCAAACACAGGTAAGACATCATTTCATGCCTCACTAGTTGCAGGACAAGGTGGGTTTGCACATCAAGGTGCTAGGTGTGTTGTGTTATGTAACGAGGAATCAGCACATAGAGTTGGTGCAAGATACTTAACATCAGCTACAGGCATGACAATGCATGAGATAAAGAAAACTCCTGATAAGGCAAGAGATAAGTATGAGGCAGTAAAAAAGAATATATTTATTAAGGATGCCTCAGGAAGAGATATGTCTTGGGTAGAAAGTGTTTGCAAATCTTATAAACCTGATGTAGTAATATTAGATATGGGAGATAAGTTTGCAAAGGCAGGTGGTTTTGCTAGACCTGATGAGGCATTAAAAGCAAATGCAATTCATGCAAGACAAATTGCAAAGCTACATGAGTGTGCCATGTTTTATATGTCGCAATTATCTGCAGAGGCAGAAGGTAAAGTTTATCTTAATCAGGCTATGATGGAAGGTAGTAGAACAGGTAAGGCAGCAGAGGCAGATTTAATGATTTTAATAGCAAAAGATACAGTTAAGAATCCTGATGGTGGAGAGGAAGAAAGTCCTGCTAGACATTTAAATGTTGTTAAGAATAAGTTATCAGGATGGCATGGTGTTCAGCATTGTGAATTAGATTATTTGACTGCGAGGTATCTATGAAGTTAACTCTTGATGTAGAAAACACAACAACAAAAAGAGATGGCAAGTTACATCTTGACCCATTTGAGCCTACAAATAAATTAATAATGGTAGGTTGTTTAGAAGATAATGGACAACAACATTTATTTAATATGGATGTACCTGATGGAATATATCTACAGGAAGTTTTAGACAGAGCAACAATATTGATAGGACATAACATAGCTTATGACTTGATGTGGTTGTGGGAATGTGGATACAAGTATGATGGTGCAGTATTTGACACTATGTTAGCTGAATACATAATACAAAGAGGTATTAAACAACCTTTATCTCTTGAGGCTTGTGCAGAAAGATATGAATTAGAAACACAAAAGAAAGATACACTTAAACATTACTTTGCTCAAGGTGTTGGAGTTGATGGTATACCAAGAGATGAATTGAAAGAATATTTATCAGCAGACTTAAAGGCAACTCAACAACTCTCAGATAAGTTATATAGAAAGTTAAACACACAGGAGTATGCTAGGCTGATGGATTCAGTTATACTAACAAATAAAGTGTCAGTATGTTTAGCCAAGATATATAAGAATGGTTTTTCTGTGGATAAGAATAAACTCACAGAAGTAAAACAGGAGTTTGAACAAGAGAAGAATCAGATAGAAGGAAGATTGAAGGAACAAGTTGTACAACTAATGGGAGACACTCCTATTAATTTAAGTAGTCCTGAACAAATGTCTTGGGTTATCTATAGTAGAAAGCCTAAGGATAAAGTTATGTGGGCAAATTCTTTTACACCTTATATGTCAGAAAAAGATTACAAACAAACTATAAAAGAAAATTCAGATGTTGTTTATAAGACAACTGCAATTCAATGCGACACCTGTGATGGTGTAGGCAAGGTAAGAAAGGTCAGGAAAAATGGGATACCCTATGCTAATCCTAATAATTGTAGCGATTGCAATTCTAATGGATATAAATTCA